CAAGTTGATGTGTAGTAAATCGTTGTCCAGAAATTGAATTTCTAGAAGCATCAATTTGTGTGATATTTTTATATTGAGTTAACATGTTTATACCGTCTCTACTCCTAATTCAAATCTTATAAAACTATCAGCGGCAGAAATTTCATGATTTCTATTATCTGAACTTTCATCAGCCCAACCGCGTATCTGTAATTCTTGTCCTACATATATATCATCTAAGTATATTGTCGAATCTAAGTTTGTATTATAAACGCCTTTTTTAGTTGCAAATACATTTTCACCAGAATTTTTTATATTAGCATCTGGGTCAGATAAAGTATATCTTATTGCTCTATTGGCTAAACCTAAAGAAAAACCTAAAGCTGAATTATTATTTGAATTATATGTAGTTTGTATAACACCGGTTACTTTTATTATCGGAATATCTGTATCTGTTTTTAATGCCTCTAACTGGTCTATAAGTTCTTGCGTAACTACTAAACTATTAGGTTGAGTCTGGTTAGGACCGAGTATAACAGTAGAAAAATCTATTATTGAAGGATTACCCCAGCCACCTAACGGAACTCTTTGATTTTCGGAAGGTTTATATTCTGATGGGAGTGGCAATAACGTTGTAGCTCCTGGAATTTGTAAATCAGAAATTGAAAAATCTAAATCTAAATCTAAATCTAAATCAGCTGTTTCATCAATAACCGTAGTTCGAGCCGGAAATTTAAAATAATTAAATTGCGTATCTATTAATGGTAAAATCGATTCTGTTAAATAATTAGTTGTAATAGCTTCAATTACTAACAGCGATGATGTAGTATGTACAATAATATTGCCGTTTGAATCACGTTCATTAACAGATGTATCATTTGACAGTACGGTTAAACCGTTTTGATCATACTTTGCATTTTGTTGAATTGAAACGCTATCTGCCATTATCTAACTACTTTAAAATATATTTGATCGTCGACATATTGCTCAGTAAATCCATCTACTATTTTTAATTGCAAACGGTAATAACGCTCCGGCATAAAACCATTCATATCAATGTAAATATAATTACTTGTGCTATCGCAACTTACTTTAGTATAAATATTGTCATAAGGAATTATGACTTCATCCGTTGCTGCATCTAAAATCGAATAATAAGTAGTTGTTGGTAAATAATTAACTGTTTCTATAGGAAATAAATTTGTTGGCGATTTTCTAGGATATTTATCACGAGAATATATTCTTATTTTAGAAATTTCAGTGTCTTTATAAGCCGGTTTAACGTTGGTATAAATTGCAAATGACTCTAGATTAACTGCAGACATTGATCCCGTCGTAAAAGCACTATTATCCCAGTACATCGTTAACTTAGGAACGTATATAGTATGAGTTTCGCGACTAAAATATCTAATATAACCTTGAACGTTATTATTAACTTCATCTGAGTCAGATAATTGTATTAAGAATCCATAATTTGGAATTGTATTGTTATTGCTACCACTTAACCAAATTCTTATTTGACTGGTTACATCAATATTGATATCAGTTGTTCGATATGAAAATGATTCTGACGTGGTTAATACAGGTGCAGTTCCTGATCCTGAATAATATAGATAATTACCACCGGCACCAGAACCTGATATATACAATCTACTCGTGCCAATTTGTTGTTGTTGACTACCCGATATCCAAGCAGAAGCTGACATTGATCCTGACCAGGTTGCGCCATTTGTAGTTAAATCTGATAAATAGCCTGTACCATTAACCCAATCTTGTCCTAGCATTTTTGCAAACACAGAATAATCAGATGGCAGATTTTTTGCATGGGAAGTATATAATTGCAATACAAATTTACAATCAGTTACTGATTTGTTATATGTAGATAATGATGCTGATATTTCAGACATATCAAATTTAACAATCGCTCTAGATTTTAATAACGTTGAACCGTCATTGCCCAAACGTTTTCCAATTTCTAATATTTCATCTAATCCAGTATTGTAATCTGGATATGATTCATATAACGTTGTATCTTTATTTGCATAAAATATTCTAAACATTTATTTCCTTAATAATTTACTACGCGACCTTTAATATCTTGATTTGGAAATTTAACTTCAAAAATACTAGGATCTAATGAAGGATAAATTACACCATTACGTGTTGCAGTCGGTAAGTCATAAACATTTCCGGAATAATTTAATGACGTATCATATAAATTATTGAATACAACATTAACTACTGATTGAACTCCTGCTACATTTGCTATAGTGTTAATAACTTCTGATTTAACTACTGGTTGATTTATTTGCCATCTATCAATATCAAAATATTTTTTAAGTTCATTAATACATTTCAATAAAACTTCATTGCTATTATAATTTGAAAGAACAATAATCTCAAATTGTATTCCAATATTAATAATAAATGCATCTTTAATATTGATAGCATCTGTTAGAATTCTATAGTAATCTAAGTATGTTTTTAAATTTTGTTTTACTGCGTCATTTAATGCAACCAATTGTTTATTTTCGTTAAAACCTAAAACATACATATTCATTGCTAATGGATTAGGAACTCGCGTTCCTTGATAATCCGACTGGGCAATTTGATCATCTGGAACAATATATGCTTTTGAAACGCTACCAAATTTAGCTGGCATCGAATATGATCGAACAATGTAATCTTCTCTAGTAACTAAACGATTCTGAGTTGCAAAGTTAGCTAGTGCTGCATTTTTTATGTCTTGCAAAGAATCTGCAGATTTAGCTCCAATTGCTGGCATTGGATTATTTACAGTTATTGTAGATTTAATAAAATTTAAAGCTGGCGTACTAATTGTAGAATTAATATCATCATCAAATTCGATATAATTAACATTGGTTAATACTGATGCAGGAACATTATCAGATACGCCATTACCTATTGTATATGTTACTGTTAATGTTGTATTCGATGGTGCTTGTCCATATGTTCTAGTATATAAAAAATTTGATGGATCAATATCAATATTAACTGCTCTGCGAATACCAGTTAATCCATTACCTACATTGTCTGGATTCGGAACAATTTCTTCATCATTATTATCAGATATACCTGAGCCAAATTGTATTTCTAATTTATTATCACTACGCAATCTTGTTATGAAACGTTTTGCCGTTTTCTTTAATTTTAACAAGCTTGGTGATGATGAACGATATGGTGCTAAATCTGGATCATTTTCTGCTAAATTTGGAACTGATTCAAAAATTGTATCCTGTGCTAAATATGGAACTTCAAACCAATTATCGCCATCTGATTCTGTAATTGAAATTATTTCTATAATGTTAGTATCAGGTAAAACAATTTTATCATATGGAACCGGAGTGCCAAATGTATATGTAGCTGTTTTAACATCGCCTGATACTGCTTTTGTTTGTTTCTTTAAAAGATAATAAGTAGGAATATTATTTAAAGTGTCAGTTTGATATACAGTTACTTCGGTTGGATCAATTGATGATGAATATGTAAAATCAACCGAATCTAATGTTCTAAATGTAGAATTGCCATTATTTTGTTTGATTCGCATCCCTGGTTTGATAGACAATGCAAAATTATAATCTGGCGCTACATTTGCACCAGAACCCGTTGCTGGTAATAGTTGATATATATCTAATGTAACATATGCAGGAACAACGTTTTTTGGATTATATCCTAATGTTTTTGATATATCATAAATACTGCCTCGTTCCGATGCTTGTTCTAATAATGATTCTTTTAAATTGCTATCTGCATAATATGATAATACATCGCCTACATATGATGCCATTTCCAAAAATATCATTCCAGGCGATGATTCATTAAAATCAGTATATGTTGTAGGAAAGTATTGTTTCGTAAAATCAATTAAGTTTTTACGAAATGAACTGAAATCCTTATTAATATATGATACATCTTTTTTGACTTGCATATTCTCCCTTATTCAACAATCAATTGACCATTCTCCCCTGTAAGAATAACAATTTCATTAGTAGAACCATTATTTACAGTAAAATTGATAGTTATTCGTAATTGGTATTCAATCGACGGGTCATCTAGATGAGTAACTACATCGATTTTATTAATAGTTATATATGACAACCAAAAATTTACAGGGCCTGTAATTGCATCTATAACATCTTGTTTAATTTCATCATCACTTGGCTGAAAAATTATATCAAGCAATCTAGTTCCAAATGTTGGCTGATGAACTCGTTCGCCAATTCTAGTTAGTAATAAATTTTTTAAATTACTAGTAGCTTGTTCAACATCAGATAATAATGATGTAAATACACCTGGTACACCAAATGAAATTGATACTCCTAAATAAGTATCTGGATTATTTTGTGTAGCAGATTGTATTATGTATGCCATTAATTTCCTTTTTTCTTGCTAATTGCTTTCATTAACGCAGAATAGTCTCGAGTCATTGCTTGTTGAACTTCTTGCGGAACTTCAAATGTTTTACCGGTTTCTGGATCTTCCATAACTTGCGGCGCCATCGGTGCATGCCCCATAGCTTCTTTCATGTTTTGTCGCATCATACCGAAACCTTGTGCATCAGCCGAAGTCATTCGAATTTCTTCCATACCTTCATTCATCATGTCACGAAAACTATTCATAGCCATTGGACCTTGTTCAGACAATGGATCTGTTTCATTTAAAACTGAAGCCCATTTATTATCTTGAAATAATGGTTTCTTTTTAGTTGAAACAGCTTCAGTATGTTGCGTTCGCTGAGTTACCGTATTAGTTGTTTTCTTAACAGGACGAGCCATTTCGTTAATAGTAGATTGTAACCCATCACGAAGAATCTCAGTTAATTCTTCTTTAATAACCTCACGTACGGCTACTTTAAGTGCTTTTATAAGTGTTTTTGAATCCATATGATTATTTTATTATAAATATAAGTATTAGTATTTTACGGGCATTCCCCATTCAGTATCAGACAGTTTGGGCCCGTAAAATGTTTTTGTATCATAATTAATGGCAAAATCACCTAAATTACCATCTTCTGATGTTGGTTCATTAGTCCCTGATACAAAAACTACTTTGCTAGGCATTTCAATTAAATTGTCTAAAATACTTAGTTGTTTTGCATTCAATTGTTGTATAAGTTCTTCGCGATTATCTAAATCATCAATTGATGTATTAAGTACATTATAAAAGCGCGATGGCGTGTAATCAACAATTTCATTATTAATAGAATCTATAGCAGTTTGAGTTGCTGACGAAACTGGAAATATTTCATTATCACATATTGATGCTAATTTATTAATTACAGCACTTAATTGCGAAGATGCTAAAATAACACTACCATTTACGATTGTTACAATAATTGATGCTTGTTTTAATGCCCCCAATATTGTAGCAATTAATTCATTTTGTACTGCTAATGCTTGTACTAATCCAGAAATTACCGGTACTGGATTTGCTAGTTGTAATGATGCTAATGTTGATGCAATTTGAGCTGCAACTGTTAATGCTGGTACAACAATTTGTAATATTCGTAAAACATCTTGTATTTTTTGTATAATTTGTTGTATTGATTCTAACGTAGCTTTTATTTTTTTTATTCTAGGATCATTACATTTAATACGATCCGATAATTTAGAAGAATCTAATATTGCTTCAGTTACCTTCTCAGCTAATCGATCTGTTAGTTTGTTTAATGCGGATTGTAGTTTATTAATCGCAGTTGGTACTTTTTGTATTACTAAATCAAAAGGAGGTGCTACTGCCATATTATGTTTTCTTTATTTTATATTGTTGACTACTAAGATCCGGTAGTAAATTATAAATTTCACCAATAATAGATACAGCATTAGTTGTTACAACAGCGCCATTTGCTGTGCCGCCGGCTGAAATTGCTTTTATTAATTTTAAAATAATTGCTTCTAGAACTTTTCCATGTACCATGGGTTCCGTTGCAGAATCATCGCCTAATTTTATTTCTCCTGTAGTATTTAATACAATTCCTTTTTCCGAATCGATTATAGCTATATCTTTTTTAGCTCGTAATATAATTCTTTCGCCAACACCTACAAATTGCGATTTTTTAAAGTTTGCATTATTAACAGTTAATGGAGTTGATAATTGCAATCGATCCAATGTTTGCGTACTTGTTAAATATAAAGACGAATCATCAGATTCGATATCTTCTATAACAAAGTTTTTATCTAGATCTAATTTAGATGAATTTGATAATATTATAATAGGATCTGTTGTTTCCGGACCAGACCAAGTTGGTAGAATATCATATTTACCGGTATTAATAGTACTACTAAATCGAATACTATTTCCATAACGACCTTCAAAGATAACATCACCCATATATGGTTGAAGTATAGGAGTAGCACGTTCAACAAAATTTGGATCTGGTTTAAAATTTTCTGTATTAACGGGTACTACATTAGAATTGATTCTAGATTGTATTCCCGTAGTTGGGAAATAATACCATTGCAAACGGCGCCTAACCCAATTTGAAGTTTGATCATATCCTTGAAAAACTAATACAGATTCACCTTTTATTGGAATTTGTTTTATGTTAGATGAAATAGGTTTAACTCGTTCTAAAATCTTGGTATTATTATTTTGTTTTATCATCACATCGATTGTGAATAACATGTTTGAATCTTTTTCACCTGACTTTTTTATATAAGTGTCAGTAGATTCAATAACTTCTCCAAAATAAAAATTAATAAGACTTTGTTCAATCATTCATACCTTTTTCAATTTTTTGTTTCGCATCATGGATCTTTTGTTTTAAAACAATATCCTCATTATCGAAACTATCTATTTCATCTGATAATTCTGCAGATAACGTTTGCTCGGCAGCTTTTAAAAGTTGTTCTTTTTCTTCATCGCTTAATAAACTGTCGGCACCAGAAATAGTTTGTTTGGTTGAAATATAACGTTGCACAATAGCTGTTAATTTTACTAAATGATCATCATTTTTAACAGCAACGTCTAAATATTCTTTAATAAGTGGCACAATAACAGTTGCATCAGATGCATTACGAATTAATGGTTGTAATTGTGCAATTAGTTGATTTATTTGTCTATCTTTTTTTTTAGAATTATGATAGACATCGGACATCAAGTCGGCAAAGGTAGTGCCTTTGAATAGTTCATCATTCTTGTCCATAAGTAAAATCCTTTAATATAAATATCAAAAAGGCAATTTTACGAAGTCAGATTGTTCGTACTCTAAAAATTTATCTACGTATATTTGTTTTAATACTTTAACAACACGTGTAATATTACTAGTTTCTAAACCCGTACGTTCTCGTATAAAAATGTACAATGCCTTTTTATTAAAATCTTCAATGTTTTCTCGACTCTCAAAAATATGTAAAACTGAATCAGCTACATGGATGTCAACGGAATTATTAAAAATATAATTTAAATTATCATAACAATAATCAATATATGCATCCATAAAGTAACGCAACGTTTCTTGCATTTCATCATTATGAATTTCGGTTATGATATTTCTTTGTTCATCAATATCTAATTCCAACGTATCAGCTTTCAATTTAGAATATGCTTTTTGATTTTCTGCAATTAAATAATTAAATGATGTTCTAGTATAATATGAATATGCTTTACCAGCAGCTGGATTGAATTTATTTAAACGTTCCGTTAAATAAGTAACTAAATCGGTTTGTAAATCTACAAATGAAGAATCAATATACGTAGGCTTTACTTTGTTGATTAAATTTTCTGCCATTTTCATGAATGCAGGATATATAAATCTTCTATAGATTTTTTCGCGTAATGCCGAATCACTTGCAGTTTGATTATATGCCGAAATTGCAAAATCTGTTATTTTAGTAAAGTAAACGTTACTTTTTTTCTTCCTCTTCGCTGCCATCAAATTCTTCTTTTAATTCGTCTACTACTTGTTTTAATAATGCAAACGTTGTTCCTGCTTCATCATCTTTTTCAAATGCACCTAATCGGTCGATTTGATTCATTGCAGTATACGATTTAGAAATTCTATCAAACATATATTGATTAGTAGATTCTAATTCTTCAATATATTCTTGTGCCTCTGCTAATGTACCTGCAAGATACCAAATTCTATATGCTAAATAACCTATAATACCAATTGATACTATACTAATTAATATTAAAGCCATATTATTCCTGATTAAATGCTTTAAAAATATCCATAAGTGAATTTTCGACATCTGGATTATTTTCAGCTAGATTTTTCAATCCATTACTTTTTTGTATTTTACTTTTTTCAGATACTGGATTAGGAGATGCATTTTTATTGT